GACTAGGGCCAAAATTGCCTGAGTCAACCGCATTAAACGCTGTGTTTGTGTAAGCAGGGGCAGCGCCGGAAGTCAGCGCAATTAGATCACTAGTGGTAGTGTCTGTAGCAGCAGGCGTACCTGTCCAGGCAGCGTTGGGGTCGTTTGTTAGAAAAGGATTGGGGCTGTTGTCAATAACAGTGCGTACACGGTTGGGGTCAACTCTACCTGTATCGTCTACTGCGGTAGGCGGTGGGCGAATCTCAGGCGGTGGTTCTTTACGCTGCTGCGGCTGTTGAGTAGGGCCAGAGGGTTGAGGTCGAACTGATGGGGCCGCATAGCCAAGAACGTCGGCCAGTGTGTAGTTGTTAGGGTTGTCATCTAACCAAATAAGCGACCGCGCCCGCGCAGTGGTGGTATCCGTGTTCCCTACTGCGTCGGCCAACGTGTAGTTGTTAGGGTTAGCGTCTAACCCAATAAGCGACCGCAACATTTCATCTTGGGTCGGCATTACACTGCTTCCCCACCGCTGGCAGTGATAGTCAACCCAGTCGAAGAAGCTCTGACTCGTAGGGTTTCCCCGGCGTCCATAACCTGAATGCCCTTCCACTGAAGAACACTATTAGCAGCTACTGAGAACGTGTAGTAGATAGCGTTGGCTGTGCTCGCCGAGCCGCTTACAGGAACAAGATGAACGTCTACCAGCAACGTCCCGCCCGTGGTGTTGCAGATGTCAAGCTGCTTGACATAGGTCTTGGACAGTGCGGGTGTCGTGTAAAGCGTAGCAATGGTAGCCGTGATAGCCGCTTGGCCTAGCTTTACAGCAGTGACAGTTTGGAAGTTTGCCATGCTAGTCCCAGGTGTTAAGCCAAATCATGGTCTGACTAGATGAGACTTGCTCGTTGATGACCCGGTTCTGATTGTCCAGAAGGCTAAAGTAGACCCGTTCAGCATTCCTAAAACGCTCCTCCATCCCCCGCTCGTATTCTGCTGTAGCTAGGGGTAAGTTAGGTGCAACGAATGCGGTGGGGATGCTCATAAGTCAACGTCTCCCATCAGGTCTGATATCGAGGCGGGGTGCGCCTAGCTGCCACTGCACCCCTAGTGCGGTAGATTCTACTTTGATAGATAGCTGCCGTCCACGAATCCGCGTGTAAACCTGACCAGTAAACTGCTCAACCGGGATGGTAGCCGTCCTAGTGACCGCAGCAGAGCTTTGGTCAGCCACAGACTGGTTGCTGTTTGTAGAGGTGTTGTTGTTGTACCCAGAGCCTGAGTTGGACAGCGGCAGCAGGTACATGGTTGCCGCAGGGTTTGCAGCGGAAGAACCCCGGAATGTAATGTCAGGCAGCATACGCCAGACAAACGAGAAGTTGTGCCCGTCGTCCAAGTCAAACTCAGCAGATGTAATGTACGCGGTGATTGGCACCGACACATTGGTTGAGAGGTCATCATTCCCGGTTTCTTGGAACATCAACTTCTTGTTTGTGTCATCAGCAGCAATGGGCAAGTGGCTGATCACGCTTGCGTCTATCCCCGCTGTGCGGATCATTGTTCCAAAATACCATATCTTTTCGGTGTAGTTATAGACTGCATACCTGCCGGGAACCGTGCTCCCAGCAGCACAATAGAACCACCACACTTCGTTAAATTTCTCTACGGTAGAAGAAAATATTTGTGCGTTCTGTTCGTTGTTAATGCCGGGGGAATCATCAAAGATGTACTGCAAAAGGTCACAGGTTAACGTACTTGTAGAACCCTCGTAGATGTAGAACTTGTCTATCCCCATCCAGTACGTCTTGCCCGAAGCAGTTGACCATGCCCGGTCACTCAGGATTGAGACGTTGTCAGAAAGAAGGGTAGAACTCCAGACAATCGGCGTCCCAACGTACTGCAATGAGTACAGCGCTGTATCAGTCCAAACAAGAATTTCCTGCCGGGTCTGAGCAACCGCAATGATAGATGAGCCATGAGAAAGACGAAGGCTACCCGCTTGGTTGGTTGCTGCGGGTGTCCAGTTAACTGCGTCTTCTTGGTCAGACCAACGGATGAGCATCGGGTCTAGTTCAGGGTCACCGTAATCGTTAGTACCAAAGCAAAACACAAACCGGGATGTGTCAGACACAAGCAGTAAATTTTGGAATAGCGGAGTATCAGACGCTCCGGCTAAGGACGACAGTGCCACGCCACGGGAAGTCAGCGGGGAACCAGAAGTGCTCCAGTAGTACAGCAGCCCACCTTTAGGCCCAAAGATCAAGTCCTGACCAAAGTTCTGCGCATTCCATATGCGTATGGCGCTAGTAGACGTTGAGCCTGTGCCCCACCCACCAGAGCCCCAGAACCCCGCACCCCATCCGTAGAGTGGAATGCTGGTCGCATACCCTACAGGAATTTCATACGCACCAACAGTTGCGCCGCCGCCGTTTCCGCTATCAGAAGCATTCGCCGTTGCTGTGGCTGTAATGGTGTAAGTGTTTGCAGTAGGTGTAGTAACAATCTGGTAGTTCTGGTTTAAAACAGCGGCAGTGATGTTGCCACCAACACCAAGGCTGACAGCACCAGAGAAAGTTACGAAGTCACCAATATTAGACCCAAACGCAGTGTCAGTAACCGTGATAGTTGCCGACCCACTTGTTGCTGCAAATGTTACATCCCCAGCAGCAGTCGTTGCCCGGATAGGGGTGATGTCGTTATAGACCAACCCCGACATGATGTAGTACTTGAGGTTAGTACCGACACCAAGGTAAGGAAACGCGGTATTAGTCGTCCAAGGCCACAAAGACCGGGCAGTACCCAAGTACGTAGCGCTAGGCGTTACAGGTGCCCAGCCACCAATCTTCTCAGGAGTGCCTTGGCGAAACCGAATCTTGTCGCAGTCATACCAGCCGCCTTCATTGGTGTAGCGCGTATTTTCTCTGTTTACGCCACTTTTTAATTGAATTTTCTTTAACGGCATGGTTGTTCCTTTTATAGAGAGAACACTAGGTGTTCTTAGAACGTACCGCCAGCAGGGGCCGACAAAGCGTTGACCACATTTGTTGCATCACAATACAGAACAACGCTGCGTCCGTTAGGAACAGAGATGCCCGTACCCGCAGTGGTCTTTAGGGTTACAGAGAACCCACCCGTAGTAGAGTTTGTGATGAAGTACAGCTTAGAAGCCGTTGGGCAGACTACGTTTCTATCAGCGGTTAGGGTGCCGGTGATAGCAAGAAACATCTTCCGGGCTTCGTCTGCCGTTCCGTTTACAGATGTAAGCGTGTAGTTAGCTGTATTGTCATGGGCAACAGCCGCTGTGCCAGCAACAGAAGAGTCTATTAAAGACGTAATACCGTTGTTAACTACCGTACCCCAGTTAGTGTCGCCATCCGCAGGCAGAGTAAGTTTAAGACTTGTGGTATAGCTTGCTGGCATTTCTATTCCTAAGCGGCAATGAGTTGCCAGTTTGGTGTTTGATTGTTTGGTATCAGCCCCCAGACCAAGACTTGTCCAATCCGACCAAACGCTGTAACACTTGTGGGGAAGGCAGTAGCGCCAGCAGCTATTACGACAGTTCCAATAGACCCAGTTGCCTGCACCCCGGTGACCAAGACATCCACACCTGAAGCAACAAATACAGTTCCAATACTTCCGGTTGCCGATACGCCCGTAACAACTACTACAACGCCTACCTGAAAGCTGTCTGCTTGGAACGCACCCGATTGGAAGGCATTAGCCATGTTTTAGGCCCGCAATACAACCAATGGCAGTGCTGCAAGGATACCACCGAAGCACGTTGCGGCGGCGTCTAGGACCTCCACTCCGTGCGGCCCTTGCGTGAGCTTGCCCGTTGCCCGCCAGTTAATAACCGCGTCACTGATCTCCTTGGCAACAGCCATGAAGGCGACTACAACGGATGAGATAAGCAAGCTGCGTGTGGCAATGAAGGCGACGTTGAAGATCAAGGCACCATACAGCGCATGGTTCGCCTTGTCTAGGGGCAGTTGGGGTAGGTTCATCGGGCGTTTGCGTACTTCAGCGGATTTTCCGCGAAGGCTGCGTAGATATATGTTGCGCCGGAAGCATTGCTATCCCCAGCGCCGCCATACTTTAACTTAAACCCGTTAGATAAAATATCTATTGGTTCCCCACTTATTTCCGCTTGAGAAAGATTTGCAAACAATTCGGTTGCGGCGGCGTTATAAGTGTTGATTGAGGTATCAATCATTAGCCAATTACCAGTGGCGCTTGTTTTCTTAATCATTATCCACCGTGGTCTAAACCCAGTGTAAACAAACGGACCATCCGTACTACCATTGCCCGTGTAGCTACCAAATGCGCTGTAACCTGCTACCGG